CACTTTCTGGGCTTGCGCGGCCGTGTTCGCTCCGGATTGCAATGCATTCGCCGCCGCATTCCGCACACTCGCTACCGTGCCATACGCATAGGCCAATCCCTGCGAAGGACTTTGCGGAGCCGTCACTCCCATCGATGCACATCCGCTCAACATCACCCCTACCATCGCCACAACCATAACCAGTTTTTTCATCACCTTCTCCTTTTCAGCTCTTCGGAACATTTGTCACTGTAGTGGTCGTCTGCACAGTCCCCGGAGGGAGTGCCCCCACACTTGGAGCCGCATTGCCTGCCCCAATATCCGGAAGATCCGGAATCTGTTTCGCCAGCCCTGCCGCATGCAGCGATTTTACGATCGACCGCCCTGCTGCATACACTGCTGAAGCGATCGCCACATAAGGCGCATACTGCGGAGGAATCTTATCCAGCAGCAACCCTCCCACCGTCAGCAAAGTCAGCCAAAACTCAGAGCTGAAAAACCCCGATTTTGCACTGCCCAATGTCGTCTGACTTCCTGGAATATTCATTGAAGCTCTCCTTGTCTAAGATCGTTTGCCATGCGGTTCATCCTGCCATTGGCGTACTGCGATTGCTTCAGACTAGCCAAATACTCCAGTCTTTCTGCGATGAAAAGCGCCGTGAACTTCCATCGATCGAACTGCCCAAGCGCCTTCAACGTAACCAGCCCAATTTTCCCGTCTTGAGGCACTCCAACAACTTTCTGCAACCATTTAGCTGGATAGCCTCCGTTATAGGCAGCATCCAATACCTGCACCGCAGCCCACGTCGGCATACTGTCACAGCTGTAGGGATTCCAATATTCCTGCCGAGCGATTTGCTTTGCAGTATCTTGTGGCAGATCCTGCATCCGCCCTTTATACCCCCAGCGACGTGCGGCGGTTTCTGTTACGCCCCACATCGTCGCCCCGCCGTTATCGACAGTGAAACCACCTTCATTCTTCAATAGCACTGCCCAACAAGCTTCAAAGTTTGCCATCGTCATCTAGCTTCCTCCCCAACACCGTGATTCGATGCCGCAGCCATTTTTCCATGTACTGCTGCCCGACGATCCCTAAAGCACTGCCAACCCCCAGCAAAGCCAGCGGCTCGATGTTTGGAATCCGGATCAGCACACACCCAGCCACCAAACTAGTCGCTGACCCCAGCAAAGTTCGCCCCAACACCACCCGAAAAGTTATGGTTTCACTGCTGACTAGCAGTTTCCCAACTCCAATTAAGGCTCCCATAACAGCAAGCTCCATAAAAGTTTTCTCATGTTCCTGCATGACCTTCCCCGAAAAGAATTTTTGAGCTGCGTTCTTTTAAAGTTAACTTTTTAGAGCTTTTTACCGTGCATTGGAGTTCACTGTGGCAACAACATCAACAACCGCGCCACTCGTCGCGCTTGCGGTTAGCACACGAACTTGCCCATTCACATTAGTGCTGTCACAGCTTGTCACCCAAAGGAAACCATCAGACCAATCCCCAACGTTTGTATTGCGTCGGAGGGTCAGCTGCACATCCAAAGTACTCGGCGTAAACGGCATGCCGTGAGCAATGCTGAAGGATTTAGTTCCCGTGGAGTCGATTGCCACCGATGCTGAGGCGGACTGGTAAGTGCGATACCCGCTCACATCCCGGATAATCGGGTTGGTGTTGTTTTGGTTGATGTTCGCTGCGGTGGAAGCCCCATTCCCGGTAGCCGACCCGTCAATGATTCGAATGTTGGAGGTGCCTACTCGAAGATCATAGCCGTAAGTCGTATTGCTTCGAACATCGCAATCGATAAAGTCCGTTTCACTAATATTCCCGTCGCAGATAATCCCAGAAACGCCATTCGACCGGGCTATCAGACCTCGCGAAGCGTTAGTCGAAGCCAAAGTCCCCGCTGAAGCATTGTTCCAGAAACGGAATCCCGAGGTTACGTTGTTATAGCCCTGCAATGCATCATATCGACAATCCGGTTCAGAGAAGCTGTGCCCATCATCCCAAGCAGTGGCGAACCCGTCATTCAAGGTCACATCTCTGGAAATCACACGTACACCAGCGCTTCCTGATGTACCATTCCCAACCATAATATAAAAAGCTGCTTTGGAAGCTTGGAAAGGCTTCGTTCCAGGAGTTCCGTTCTGGAATCGCAAACCTGCCACAGCGCTTTGCCCAGGAGTTTGCACCACAAGATTCGTTGCAGTGATCCCACTGCGCAGATCGAATGCAGCTGACGGATCGCCTGTAGTGGCAACCGGCAAAGTGCCCCAATTATCAGCAATCACATTGTCGATCACATTCCCGTAGGAATTATCAGAATCATTCTTCCAGTCAATTGCATCTACACCAGTCTGGGAGATGTAAACATTTCGAATGTAGCAGTTATAGATACCGTCTCGTTGGTATCCAATACCATAAAAAACGCAGTTATGTACGTAGAGGTTGTCTGCATTGACTCGAACTGCCCCACTCTGCACCATCAATCCAGCATTGTGGTAATCCGTAGCATTGACCAGACCAATGTTTTGGTTTGCGCTGTTCCCATCAATCTCAATATGAGCAATGGAGCAATTCTGCACAGCCACCGTTCCGTTAGTCCGCTGCCCAAAGCAGACTACGTGAGCATTTGCATTATTGGCAAGACGGATCTTCGTCGCCCCTTTACCAGCTCCCAGCAGATTGATGTTGTTATTCAACACCCAGATCCCGCAATTGGTGTCCCAGCTAGTTGAACTCGGATTGATGTTGCTGACAAGATAAGTTCCTGGCGGGAAATAGATAGTCCCCCCACCCATCGCAACAGCCGCAAGAATGCAGTTATTGATTGCAACAGTGTCGTCGGTGACGCCATCCCCTTTTGCTCCATAGGCCGGACTCTTTACTGACAGAAAAGGGATGCTGACAGCTGGAGGGATCTGCAGATTAGCCTGCAACGTCGGCAAATCTGTTGCAATGGTTTGCGACGGCCCTCCCATCACATTCCAAGCCAGATTGCTGAGGCTGTTCAAAAATGCAGCCGTAATGGGAGTTTGGGGGCTGTAATCAATAAAAACCGGAGCAGTCATATTAGCACCTTAACAATTAGATAATCCCAAGTTCCGTATCGACAGCTGAACGGCTGGGGAGGTTGACGGTGTTTGGAATCAAGGGATGATCGCCAATTTCAAGGTTATTGTAGGTTGGGATGGAGCACCCTGGAACAGCCCATGCTGGAATGCCGTTAACACCTTCCAAAGTGCAGTTAGGAAAGAGAGCTGGCCCCGGCTCCGTCGGAAGAAAAGCATTGTTGTAGTAGGAGGGGATGGAACATCCCGGCACAGCCCAAGAAGGGATCGCATTCTTCCCTCGAAGGTTGCAGTTGGACGGCGCTGGCACCCAATTCTCCGGAGTTTTTTCCGGACGGCTCCATGGAACAGACTGATCATCCTTAACGCCACGAAGGAAATCCTGCGGATTTCGGATTTCTTTGTGGTGGCGGCACACACGCAGCCCATTCCACGTCAGCATCGAATCGCCGGATTTGGTCTTCGCTCCACACAAGTCGCAGAAGTAATTCCACTCTCCGGACTTGAAATAGTCAGCCTTTCCCATAGGGTTTTCCTCCGGGATTACTTTCGATTAATTTGCGCAAAAAACTCACACCGCAGCCCCTGTGGCATCAATCCATCCAGTACCAGAGGCGGAGTATGCCCAGATAGGGCGAGGCGGAGTGAGGCCCGGATCGATTCCGCATATCCCATCACTCGGGGACACCGGCCGACCCCCCGTATATATGGGAAATTGCACGGGCGGGTAGGAAATCGCTACCGAACTCGCCTCCGTCAACCGCCCTTTGGAATCCACAGTAAACTGACCTACATGCGTAGAATCCCCATACGCTCCAGCAGTCACTCCAGTATCATTAAGATTCAGAGTCAGTGCAGTTGTCCCATCCGGAGACTGCTGAGAAGTACCTCCGACGTCTTGGCCGGGAGCGACCTTCAGTCCAGTCAAGCTTGCCAGCACCCGATTGCGCAGCGCATTTAGCCAGCGCAGATCTTTGTAGCTTTCGTTCTGCGCTGGAGGAACTGGAGGCGGATTCAGTCCAGGACCGGGAACAGGGATAGGCATCGCAGCTCCTCAGTTAAAAGATCCAGCTGGTGCAATAGCCATACTTCTGCAAAACAGGCAATTGCTTCTCCAGTCGATCGCCAATGTCGGTTCGATACATGGGGCTGTTGGGGATTTCGAGCTGAGCCACATTCGCATAGGCTGCTTTCTTTGCCTGCGAGACGCTTTTCCCGCAGCCAGTCACGGTGCAAAGCGCGTTCCCTGCAGTCACCATCATCGGGACTTTCTGGCCTTTATCGTCCACACCCGTGCCAAGCTTCATATTGAAGGGGTGAAAGTAGTAGCGATTTTCGGGAGTGATGCCCCAGATAGGGAAACCCGAAAGCTCGTCTTCCTTCATCTTATGGCCGGGGAAATCTGGCATGCCAATGAAAACCCCCAGAGCAATATCCGGATCAGGTTCGAAAGTGTCACGACCTTCCAGAGCATCCTTCATCCAATCAGCTACCTGCGGATGCAGAACCTGCTGAATGTTGAACAGCGGCCAGCCATGCCGGGAGGTAAATTCCAGCGGGTTGAGCATCCCTTTTCGAGGCCCTTCCGTCCCCAGCATCACTGCCACATCAATGTAACCAGTGTAACCGCAGCGGATCAGCTCCGCCTCTACCGGTAGCAGCAGCTCCTGTGCCAGTTTGCTTTCAGTAATCGGCACATACTTCATCACCGTACCCATTTCGCCGGTGTTGGGGCCTTTCTCTCCATTCATCAGCTTCTTGAATTCGAAGTTCTCCAGCACATGCCCCAAGAAGCCATTGCGGCCCATCCAGCCACCGACAGCCACCTCAATCCCCGGACAAAACTCCTGAAAGATGAAAGGGCAGGGCTTTTTGATCGTTCGCTTCCAATGCTCCAGCATGAA